CGTCAGAACCTGTCAGCGCGTGCGGACAGCGTGGAGTCCTTCCACGCAATCAGCGCAGTCACACGGTCCTACGTCCGACCGCTGTGGTCGGCAGGCTTCGTCGCGGCACTGCGCGGCTTCGGCGAGCATCTTTTCCGCACGTGCGGTTTGCCGATCGGCCCACGCTCGGCGCTGGACTCTGAGCGCTTCCACGGCTTTCCCCGGAGTGTCCGCCCAGTCCCGTATCGCTTCTGTCGAGGCCCGCACGATCCCGGCCCACTTTGTTCTTGTTTGCCAGTCCCCGTTATTCCCGTGCCGGCCACGCCGGTCTGCTGGTTTGTACTTCCACACTAGCCTCTTGGCGCTCAGCGTCTCAGTGTCGCCGTCTACCTCGGCGTCGTACCGGATCGCCACGCCAGCTAAACACAGCCGGTCATATTCGTATTCGTCGCCCGGGATGTCTTGTAATCCGCCCTCCGCACACCAGCCTCCTTCGCCCCGCAATGTCGCGTGGTAGGACACTTCCGCGCGGCAGCGGAATGCCGCGAGCATCTCTTTCGCCCTGTCAGTCTCTGCTTGTGTTGTGGTCATTGTGTCTCTCTTTCTAGGTAGCGCCCGTATGGCGCAGTGACGAGTGAGAGTCTATACTACTTTAGTAGTAGATGCAAGGGGGGGGAAGCATGTAGTCTTCTTTTTTTTGTGCGCGCCATATCACGCAGGGAGGAGTAGTCAGGGGCTTCTCATCTCCACTGATCGGCTTGGGCACCCTGATCCCTCCCCCCATCTCTCCCTCTCGCTGAAACGCAACCACCTGCGCAGCCGGCGCACACAGACCGGCGTTTTGGGCGTGGCGTGGCGTGGTGAAATCCCCATCCATACTTTGAAACACGAATCGCTTTTGGTTTCGTCATTCACATGATAGACCGCCTCATACTCCGCGAAAACGAGAGAGCAGATGGATACGCCAGTTGTCGTGCCACCGTCTCTCCTGAACGAGAATCGAAACATCGCGACAAAAAGTCATCTTTCGTATATACTTTGACAGCGACATCGCGGCGGAAGGAATACGGAAGCCGGGGACTAGCAGATATCAGGAATGTCTCCGCTGACGCCCGCGGCGGAGGCGGAGCCGCCCGCCCGCATCCAGTCGCACGGCGAGCCGCAAACGGCAGGCCGCCGAGGGAGCGACGGCGATCCGGCACAAGGCGTTGCACTGTTGCAAACAGAGGGGAGCGCGGGGACGGGGCGGCCCCGATGCCTCGTGGCGACCGACACGGCCACACCGAGCTGGAGTAGACTGCACGCTATGGCTGATCCACAGTATCCGCGCATCCCCACGACCGTCGAGGCGCTTGTCGCCGCCACGGGGAGTCCCAAGCGGAAGATGGGGGGCCAATTGGGGAATAAGGGGGGTCGCCGACTGGGCGATACCGTCGCCAGCGGACGGATTGCTGTCGGGTCACCCGTCCGAGAGAAAGCCGCACTCCTCGCCGCCTGGAAAGAGGCGGTCTCTCGACGCTTTGATCGCCTTGTCGAAGCCCAGCTAATGGCGGCAGAAGGCGTGACGCACATGCAGGCCCGGGACAGTAAGGGGAAATGGGAGCCGGTGACCGACCCGGCGCTCATGGCGGCGAAGCTGGAGGCCGGCGAAGAAACCTACCGACTTTCCGCGATTGCGCCGAGTGCGCCCATCCTGAAAGACATTCTCGACCGGATGTTTGGGCAGGCGAAGCAGAGCCTGGATCTGGATGTCACCACGAGTCCCACCTCCGTCCTCTCTGATGGGGAACTGGCCGAAGAACTCACGACCTTATTGAAAAAGCTCAACGGGTAATGCCACTCACTGTCGATGAGCGGCTGCAATATGACCGGCTCATTGCGGAAGCTGTGCGCCGGTCCACCTCTCGCTTTACCACCTTTTTTGCTGATACTGGGCCACTGGCCCGTGCCGGCTATGTGAAGCACCTAGATTTCTTTGCGGCAGGGCGGAAGTTCAAGGAACGGCTCTTCATGGCGGCGAATCGCGTGGGCAAGAGCGAGGCGGGGGCCTATGAGCTGACCTGCCACCTCACCGGCCTCTATCCTTCCTGGTGGGAAGGCCGACGCTTCACGAAACCAGTTGAATGCTGGGCCGTAGGCACGAATAGTCAGACCACCCGCGACATTGTGCAGGCCAAGTTGCTGGGCAGTGTCCAAATGCCGGGGACTGGGATGGTGCCGAGCCATTTAATTGCCTCAACCATCAGTTCGCGAGGCTTGCCAGGCGCACTGGAAGGCGCAGTCATTCGACACGTTTCTGGTGGGGAGAGCCTGCTGGGGCTGAAAACCTATGAACAGGGCCGGCAATCGTTTGAGGGCACCAGTAAAGATGTAATTTGGTGCGACGAAGAGCCGCCGGCAGCGTGTTATACCGAGATGCTCTATCGGACGGTCACCACCAAGGGGATTCTGATGGTCACCTTTACCCCTCTGCAAGGGATGAGTGATGTCGTCAAAGGGTTTCTGGAACCAGAAACCGATGTGGCGGCAGACTTCAAGACCTTTATCCAGGCGGGTTGGAAAGATGTGCCCCATCTAGACGCAGAAGAGCAACGCGCCTTGATGGCGACCACGCCACCCTACCAGATTGCCGCCCGCACAGAGGGCGAACCCTCCTTGGGGTCTGGAGCCATTTATCCCATCGCAGAGCGCGAGATTCTGGTGCCGACGATGGAGATTCCCGCCAGTTGGCCACGGGTCTATGCGATGGATGTCGGATGGAACCGGACGGCGGTTATTTGGGGAGCCAAAGACCCTGGCTCGGGCCGGATCGTGCTCTACGATGAGCATTATCGGGGCCACGGGGAACCGGCGAGTCATGCTGAAGGTGTCCGTGCGCGTGGTGCCTGGATGCGGGGGGTGATTGATCCGGCGAGTTCAGGCAGTAGCCAAATCGATGGACGCAAGCTTATCGATATCTATGGACGACTCGGCCTTCACTTGGAACCCGCGGTGAATGCGGTTGAGGCCGGTCTTACGGAAACGTGGAATCTCCTCGTCTCTGGACGACTTGTGGTACAAGAGCATTTGTCGAATTGGCGCAGTGAGTTTCGGAAGTATCATCGCGATGAACAGGGCAAAATCGTAAAGGTGTCTGATCACCTCATGGACGCTACGCGCTACCTCATTATTTCAGGACGAGAACATATGAAAACCGCTCCGCGTCCCAAACTTTCTTCCCCCCCGGCACGTATCTCAAGTACGGGCTGGATGTCGGCCTAAGACATGGCGAGAGACCGCACGGAAGGAATCCGAAAAGCCCTCGACCGCTTCCGGGTCGGCGTGGAGGCCGATGCCAATCAGCGAGAACGCGAAGTCGATGCCTTGCGCTTTCAGGTGCCCGAACTCGCCTGGCCTGATGACGTCAAAGAGCAACGGAAATCACAAGTGCATGGCGGCGTAACAATCCCGCAGCGTCCGATGCTCTCCATTCCCACACTAGACCACCCCATCCAGCTAACGATTAACGCTGAAAAAGCCGCGCATCTCGGCATTGGCATCCATCCGCTCTCGGAAGCCGCCGATGATGACACCGCCGAAGTTCTCCAAGGACTCTATCGCCGGATCGAGGTCGATAGCCGCGCTGGACTGGCCCGAAGCTGGGCCTTCGAGCGAGCCGTGAAGGCGGGCCGCGGCTTTTACCGTGTCATTACCGAACGCGATCCGGATGGCGAGAATGCCTTTGACCAGCGCATTGTGATTAAGCGGATTCTCCAGCAGGGGAGTGTCGTCCTCGACCCTTTCGCGCAGGAAGCCGACTTTTCAGATGGCACATGGGCCTTCCTGACAAATGACATGCCGTGGGAAACCTATAAACGGCGGTATCCCAAGAGCCAAATGGCATCGTTTAGCGAAGACGAATTGTCCGCCTTGGGTGTAGAAACACAAACATGGGTGACAGGAGACGCTGGGGCTGGACGCGCAGTGCGCGTGGCCGAGTATTACCGGCTTGAACGCTCCCCACGGCGTCGTGTCCTCCTCGACGATGGCTCAGATAGCTTTGATGACGAAATCCCTGACGGTCGGTCTGAACGCCTGGGCGACGACGCGAGAAGCACCGACGAGCAGGTGCCTGTGTTGTATTGGTCGGTTATCAATGCCATTGAGGAACTCGAACCCGCCCAGACACAGGATGGGCGATATATCCCCATTATCCCCGTTGTCGGGCGCGAGCTGATTCCCTTTGAGAGCGAGCGCCGCTGGGTTGGCATGATTGAGCCGAACAAAGATGCCGTCCGCCTGCTCAATTACAGCGCCAGCAGCGCGGTGGAGATGGCCAGCTTGGAGACGAAAGCCCCCTACACGATGGTAGAGGGCCAAGAGGAAGGGCACGAGCAGGAATGGCAGCTCGCCAACGTCCGCAACTTCCCCTACCTGCGCTATCGGAACGTGTCCCTGAATGGGACGCCAGCCCCGCCCCCGCAGCGGACGCAGGTCGATACCTCCCGGCTTGGACCCTCGATGCTCCTTCTACAGCAGGCACGCGAGTTTATCCATGAAGGAACGGGCGCGTATGAAAGTGCGTTAGGGCAGCAGGCCACGAATGCGAAAAGTGGTCGCGCAGTGTTGGCACTCCAGGAGCAGCATCAGGCTGGATCAAGTCACTTCATCGACAATCTCGCAGAAATCAGCATGACCTATGAAGCCAAGGTCATACTGGACCTGATCCCGTTTATTTACGACCGCCCTGGGCGTATCGCACGGCTCCTTGATGCCGAAGATAACCCCAAGACCGTCATGCTGAATGCGCCCTTCACCATCGATCCCGAGACCAAGCGTCCGCAACGTGCGCCCGATAGTCCGACACCGCGGAGAATGCCTCCCGGAATGCCGGAAGGCAGGCCTCCCGGAATGCCGCCCCCTCCGCAACCCCCGCCAGGGATGCCACCGATGGCCATGCCGCCAGGTATGGAGAATTTTGCGCCACCGGCACCGAATGGCATGGCCCCCGAAGGGCCAAAAGTGCAAAATTACGACCTAACGAAGGGTCGATACGGGATTAGCGTCAGCATTGGGAAGTCGTATAAGAGCCGCTCAGAACAAGGGGCCGATGAATTAGGCCAACTTTTCCAGGCACAGCCGCAGCTCTTCCCGATCCTTGGCGATATCTACCTAAAGTTCCGGGATTTCCCTGGCCATCTCGAAGCCGCCGCCCGAGTCAAGAAGCTGCTGCCTCCGCCGCTCCAAGAGAAGACGAATCAGCCCAGCTCCGAACAGCTCCAGCAACAATTACAACAAGCCGGGCAGATGGTCGAGCAATTAACGCAGGCGCTTGACAAAAAGACACAGGAGGCCGAAGCGAAGCTTCCGGAACTCCGAATGGACGCGCAGCGGGCAGCGGCGGATCGAGAAGCCAAGCTCCAGATTGAGCGGATGCGGAATGAGACACAGTTGGCTGTCGCGACCATGAAGATTGAGGCCGATGAAGCCGCCAAGATCTTCGCGGTGGAGGTGGGGCGCGTGGGCGTGGATTCCAAGCATCGGTTTGACGCCGTCAAGCAGCAGGCTGACCAGCATCACCAACAGCAGATGGCAATGCAGGGCGCGACGGTACAGCAAGAACAGGCCGAACGCGCCGCGCTGCCGCCCGGTGCGCCCCCCATGGGTGGGCCTCCTCCCGCGCCACCCGGTCTCGGGGGCGGCCTCCCCCCTGATCCTGCCGCGCTTGGTGAACCTCGGGGTGGGCCGGGACTGGCCCCAGCCGGACTCCCGCCGGGTCCGCCGCCGTTACCGCCGTTCCCGCCGGAGGGCCTCTAATGGCAATGCAGGGAATGCTGGGTGACCTCATTGGGGCGAAATCGCCCACGGCTGCGCCGTCTCAGGACGCCACGGGGCTGTGGGCCGAGGACAGGGACGCTGTCGGGGCGCTGGAGCCTGGGATGGTGGAAGCGGGCAACGTCGATTTGTATGCCCAACCTATCGTCCAGAACCCAGATGGGACATCAAGCACCGTGGACTCGATGGGGTTTGAGGAGGATGGTCTGCATTATTTGTTGCCGTCGGTGACCCCAGACGGTAGGCATTTGAGTGACCCAGCAATGGTCTTCGCAGAGTTTAAGCGTACAAACCGGCATCTCGGTATATTCAAGACCAGAGAGGCGTCTGACACGTACGGCGCAAAGCTACACGAGGACTATGCGCGGGGGCGGTACGCAACCAGCCCAATCCCGAGCAAAACGCTCGACCCCCAGATGGCGACGAAAGCCACGCCTGGGCGTGTCACGGGACGAGTGCGCTGGTGACTAAACAGCAGGCCACCCCATGACCAGGCAGGACACACTCGGGAATCTCCTGCGCGACCGGAAGCGCCCCGGTGGCTCGAACGCTGGGAAATATCCGCATGTCACAGCCTTTGCTGGCCCAGCCGGTGGTGCGCCACGAGGGACGTTCCCCATGAACACGCGGAAGCGGGCCGTTGCGGCGTTGGCATTGGCGCATAATGCCCCGCGCCCGGCAGGAATCCGCCGCGCCGTCCTTGCGAAGTTCCCGAGTCTCTAGATGCCACAACGGAAGCCGCTCTCGACGTATGAGCAAGGACTACTCCGGTCCTACCTCGACGACCCGGACCTCCTCTCGATAGAGGACCGTGACGAGGGATCGCGGATCGCCCAAACCTACCTGAAGACAGGCGCGGGTGACCGAGCGAAGGCTCCGCAGGGTCGAGGGACGTTTGATCGTCCTCTCATGCAGTCATTCCAGTCACTAGTCAGGAGCAACCGACCTGTCGTGCCGAAGACGACGCCGGAGCAGCGAGCAGCCAACGAGGCGGCGGCAGTCAAAGCGCAGGAGGGCTGGTCACCCGTTCGACGGGCGTTCGCGGAAGTCCCTGGGGCGGTTGTAAACTTTGGGAAAGGACTCACGGTGTCCGACCTGCTCGACCCAGACATACGGGACTGGTCAAAGGCTGAGAAGGCTGGGGCGCTGCTCAGCGGCGTCGTCCCGCTCATGGCCGTACCGAAGAAGATCGTGGGCGCTGGCCGTAAACTGGTCATGGGGATGCCCGAGG